AAGGTCTATACGCTAATATTCATGCCAAGCAAGAGCGTATCAAGGCTGGCTCTAAAGAGAAGATGCGTCCAGTAGGTAGTAAGGGCGCACCTACTGCCAAAGACTTTAAACAAGCAGCTAAGACTGCTAAAAAGAAATGATTAAGCGAGGATCAGAAGAATTCTCTGGTTACAACAAACCAAAGAGGACTCCTGGTCATCCAGAGAAAAGCCATGCAGTATTGGCTAAGTCTGGTGACGAAGTGAAGCTAATTCGCTTTGGTCAACAAGGTGTTTCTGGCAGTCCTGATGGGACTAAAAGAAACGAAGCATTTAAAGCCCGTCATGCTCAGAACATTGCCAAAGGCAAAATGAGTGCTGCATATTGGGCAAACAAAGTAAAATGGTAAACATATGAAATGTCCTATAGCCACTTATGACATCAAGGCCAACCTAAAAGCCCGTGATTGGGCATTTAAGAACGTGGGCTATGGTCCTGCTAACCCAGATGAAGACAATGTAGACTTCTGGATGAAGAGAGCAGATGAGTGGCAAACAGATGTTGAAGAAGCCCAGACCATGCGTTGTGGCAACTGCGCTGCCTTTATCCAGACACCAGAGATGGAAGCCTGCATCCTAAAAGGTATAGATGAAGAGACTGATGGCTATGCCAAAGATGTACAGGGTGCGGCTAATCTTGGCTACTGTGAACTGTTTGACTTTAAGTGCGCTGGCGCACGTACCTGTTCAGCATGGTTATCTGGTGGCCCTATTACCAAGAAGATGACCAAGAGCCAACAGAATATGTTGATGATGGCTAAAACAGAATACGACATGGAAGATGAGGAAGATTAAATGGAAGCCTTATTAGCATCGTTTCTGGAGTCATTGATGCCAGCAGCAGTTGGTGGATCTGAGGCAGTGATTGGTGGCGGTGCAGCCCCAATGACTTTTGGTGATACTCTTGGCGGCTTTGCACAAAACCAAGTTAGCCAACAAATGGCTCCCGCTATGGATGTTTATAACACCATGACAAACCCAAACTCTACAATGGGTGACATGGCTAACTCAGCATTTAGATATTCTTTCAATCCTAAAGAAGATGAAAAAGCTCTTATGGCTCCCCAAATGGGTAACACTTATGGTGGGATGGCTAACAATTATGTTGGTGGCATTCCTTCTCTATTACAGAATACTAATTCTGGAATCCTCCCTTATATCGGTTCTCGATAAGGAAATATATGAATAACGAAAACCCCATGCTGATGGCAGAAACCTTGCAGGGACAGATGCAAGAAGATGAGGTTATGTCAGAAGAGGAACTTCAAGGCGTTATCTCTGCTGAGATTACCGATGCAATTTCCTTTATTGATGACGACATTGGTGGTAATCGTGCATTAGCTACTGAATACTATTATGGTCAAGCGTTTGGTGATGAAGAAGAAGGCCGTTCACAAGTAGTATCAATGGATGTCCGTGATACTGTTCAAGGCATCTTGCCAAGCCTGATGCGTATCTTCTTTGGTCCAGAGCGTGTGGTTGAGTTCACCCCACAAGGACCAGAGGATGTTAAGAATGCTGAACAAGCTACAGACTATGTAGATTTCATTTTCAAGCGGGATAACCCTGGCTTTAAGATTCTGCACTCTGCCTTTAAAGATGCTCTAGTACGCAAGTGCGGAATCATTAAATACTGGTGGGATGAATCTGTAGAAGTTAAAGCTGAATCATTCTCTATGCTTGATGAGCAAAGCATGATGATGCTGACAGAGAATCCAGACGTAGAGATCTCTGCGGTGCGTGAGTATCCAGTGCCAGGTACTGAGCCAATGAATCAAGCTCAAGGCATTATGACTCCACCACCCATGATGTACGATGTGGAGATCAAGCGCAGAATCAAATCTGGCAAAGTAAAGATTGAAGCCCTGCCACCAGAAGAATTCCTGATTGACCGCAGAGCTAAGTCTATTGAAGAGGCTACTTTTGTTGGTCACAGAACTATGAAGACTGTTTCCGATCTAGTCGCTATGGGTTATGACTATGATGAAATGGTTGAAGCCGCAGGTAACGGCAATGACTTTGACAACAATCAAGAGTACACATCCCGCAATCCTTTTGCAGTTATCAGTACAGCAAACAATGGTGATCCATCAAGCAAGAGTGTTCTCTACATTGAAGGCTACTTAAAGGTAGACTTTGATGGGGATGGCATTGCCGAGATGCGTAGAATTTGTACCATTGGTACTGCCAACAAAGTTATCCGCAATGAGATTGTTGATGACCGCCAGTTTGCTGATTTCTGCCCAGATCCAGAACCCCATACCTTTTTTGGTATGTGTCCTGCCGATGTGGTTATGGATATTCAGCGTATTAAGTCAAATGTCCAACGTGGCATTTTGGACTCTTTGGCTCAAGCCATCCATCCCCGTACAGCCATTGTTGAAGGTCAGGCCAACATGGAAGACGTGTTGAATACTGAAGTTGGTGCAGTGATTCGTATGAGAGCGCCAGGCATGGTTCAGCCGTTTACGACTCCATTTGTTGGACAGGCTGCATTCCCAATGCTTGACTACTTGGATGACATTAAACAGACCCGTACAGGCATTTCCAAAGCTGCCGCAGGACTAGATGCAGATGCTCTTCAAAGCACTACCAAAGCCGCAGTATCAGCTACTGTCAATGCCGCCCATCAGCACATTGAGATGATTGCCCGTATCTTTGCTGAAACTGGTTTGCGTAAGTTGTTTACTGGCATCTTGAAGTTAGTTGTTGAGAATCAAGACAGAGCCAGAATGGTTCGTTTGCGTAATACATTCGTGCCGATTGACCCCCGTTCTTGGGACTCCAATATGGACGTAACAGTTAATGTTGGCGTTGGTGATGGCACTATTGAAGACAGAATCAATATTCTTAATCAAGTGGCTTTGCGTCAGGAAATGTTGATTGAAAAGACAGGTTCTAATAACCCTGTTGTAACAATACCACAGTATACAAATACGCTAACTAAGATGTTGCAACTGGCTGGTATCAAGGATTCACAGAACTACTTTAACCAGTTACCTGCTGACTTCCAGATGCCACCTCCAGAGGCTCCAAAGCCAACTCCAGAGGAAACATTGGCTCAAGTACAGGCTCAAGCTATTCAAGCTGATATTCAAAAGAAAGCGGCTGAATTGGATTTAGAGCGTCAGAAAATGATTATGTCTGATGACAGAGAACGTGATCGTATTGAACAAGATGGTATTTTGCGTAGATATGAGTTAGAATTGAAATATGGGGTACAAATTCAAAGTGCGGAAATAGATGCCGCAATGAATCGTGACCGAGAATTAATCCGTCAACAGGCTGCAATGAGTAATCAACAGCCACAACCAATGATGTAAATGGACGATCTAGAAATTAACCTCGCAAGAGGAGACAGAGCAAAGTTACTTTTAGAAGATGAGCTTCTGAATGAAATGCTCAAACGAATAGAAGATGACTGTTATCGTGAGATTCGTTCTTCCAAGTTAATGGAAGGGCCAATAAGAGAGCAAGCTTATTTGCTTCTCACAACAGTTGATATTCTGAGAGCAAAACTACGTTCTGTTATGGATACGGGCAAGATGGCAGAAGTTGCACTTGTTCGCAGACGGGGTAGACCCCCAAACAAATGATTGTTAAACTAAGAGGTAAATATGTCCGATAACGCAAATGCAGTCGGTTCGATTACAGTAAATCAAGCAGCGCAAAGCTTTGCTACTATGCTAGACAGCCAAGAGGGTGTTGACACTGGTGCAGAGGCGCAACCAGAGGAGGAGCAATCTGAATCTGAGTCTGAGGAAATGGAATCTGCGGAATTGCAAGAAGAAGCAGAGGAAACTTCCGAGGAAGTAGGAAGCGAAGACGAAGAGTCAGATGAAGAAGCTCCAAGGGATGAGAAGTTTATTGTCAAAGTTGATGGTAAAGAAATCGAAGTCCCAAAGGAAGAACTTATCCGAGGTTATCAACGTGAAGCTGACTACACACGGAAAACGCAGAAACTAGCAGAAGAGCGCAAATTAGTCGAGTCTGAGTTTCAGCAAGTACGTGGAGAGCGTGAACAATATGCACAGGTGTTAGGACAATTACAGAATAAATTACGGGAGTTTGAGCCTCCAGAGCCTGATTGGAATCGTTTAGAAGTTGAAGACCCGACTGAATATGCCCGTCAATGGACATCACATCAGCGCAGACAACAACAGAAATTCGCAGTCCAAGCAGAGCAAGCGAGACTTCAACAACTGTATCAAGCTGAATCACAAAAGCAGATACAAAATGTTTTAGCGCAGGAAACTGCAATATTGAAAGAGAAGATTCCAGAATGGAGTTCTCCAGAGAAAGCTAAAGCAGAAGGTAGGGCTTTATTGGAGTATGGTCAGAATTTGGGCTTTACCGAGCAGGAACTGAATAGCATTAGCGATTCACGGGCATTACTTGCGCTTCACAAGGCGTGGAAGTATGACCAGATGATGAGCAAGCGTCCAGAATTCCAAGCGAAGATTAAGAAAGCACCGAGGATGGTTAGCTCTGGTTCAGCGGGTAGTGTAAGTTCTAAGTCTAGTGATATAAATAACGCAAAAAAGCGTCTTGCACAAACTGGAAGCGTCAGAGATGCCGCATCCCTTTTCGAGAAATTTATTTAAGGACCTATCATGGCTGCTATTACAAACACCTACACCCGATTTGACGCAAAGGGTGTACGGGAAGATCTTTCAAACGTCATTTATCAGATCTCTCCAGAAGAGACACCATTCATGTCTAACATTGGACGTGAGAACGTATCCAATACATTCTTTGAATGGCAAACCGATGACCTGGCTGCTGCCAGCACAACCAATGCACAGATCGAGGGTGATGACATCACTTCTTTCACTGCTGTTACAGCTACAGTTCGTTTGGGTAACTATACCCAGATTAGCCGTAAGGATGTAATCATTGCAGGTACATTGGAAGCTGTTGACAAGGCAGGCAGACGCTCAGAATTGAGCTACCAAATGGCCAAAAAATCTGCGGAAATTAAGCGTGATATGTGTTCCACAATGTTGGCTAACCAAGCCGCCACTGCTGGTTCTACATCTGCTGCCCGTAAATCTGCTGGCTTGTTGGCCTTCTTGAAGACCAATACAAACGAAGGTACTGGTGGTGGTGATCCTTCATACACTACTATCCCTGATGCGGCTCGTACAGATGCCACAACAACTAACTTGCGTTCATTCAGCGAAGCATTGCTGAAAGACGTAATTCAGAAGGTGTGGACAGAAGGCGGCTCACCAACAATCGTTATGGCTGGTCCTGTTAACAAGCAGAACTTGTCTAAGATGGCTGGTATCGCTTCTAGCCGTTTCAACATCAATGGTGGTGCTAAACCCGCTACTTTGATTGGTGCTGCTGATATTTATGTTTCCGATTTCGGTAACGTGAGTATTGTTCCTAACCGCTTCCAACGTGAGCGTGATGTTTTTGTGCTTGATCCTGAGTACGCATCAGTTGCTTATCTGCGTCCCTTCCAGACAGTTGAACTGGCTAAAACAGGTGATGCCGAGAAGCGTATGCTCTTGTGTGAGTGGGGCTTGAAAGTTAAGAATGAGAAAGCTCATGGCGCTGTCTATGACTTGAACTCAACAATTCAGACCTAATCTGAAGATAAATGGGTGGGCTAATAACCCACCCTTTTTTTATTTATGCACACCAAACTATTTGACATTAATACTGAAACTGGTACTCGTAAGATGTGGCATTACGATGCCGAAAAAGACGAGGCTACCATTGAGACAATTATTGATGCAACTCAGATTGTTTCAGACAACAGAGATAGATTTAATTCATTTGATGAGAAAGCCACTTGGAAAGGCGATATGCACCATGTTGCATCCATTCCTATGGCCTTGTTTTATCAGATGAAAGCAGAAGGAAAACTTGATGACCAAGCTTACATGAAGCGTTGGTTGAATGACCCTGATAATCGTGCATTTCGCACAAGACCTGGAGAAGTTTAATGGATAGTAAGACCATTGGGATATTAGTCCCAACACGGGACTTTGTTAATTCTGGATTTGCATTTGACTTAGCTAGGCTAGTTGGATTTACTGTAGGTACAACAAATCACAAAGTGGTAATCTACACTAGCTCTGGCACATTGTTATCAGCACAACGTCAGGATTTGGCTAGGGATGCGGTAGCGGCTGACTGTACTCATACCCTATGGTTAGACAGCGATATGAGATTCCCAAAAGATGCTCTGATTCGCTTATTGGCACATGATACTGGTATTGTTTGTGGAAACTATGCCAAGCGTAGATTTCCGACAGAGCCTATTGCGGTAAAGAAAAATACTCCAGATATGGATGCAACTTTTATCAATAGGGTATATACTGATGACGATTCAACAGGACTTGTTGATGTAGACTACTGCGGGATGGGCGTAATGCTTGTCAAATCCGAAGTCTATAAATCTATGGAATATCCTTGGTTTGCTATCCCTTGGGTTCCCGCTGCGGAAGACTACATTGGTGAAGATGTATGGTTTTGCCGTAGAGCCGCCCAAAACGGGCATAAAACATTTGTGGATCAAGATCTTTCAAAAGAGATCTTCCATATTGGAACATTTGAGTTCAGACATGAGCATACACTAGCGTGTAGGGATGTAGAAAATGGCACTTGATACTTTTGCAGGGCTTAAAGCAACAATAGCAGATTATCTTAATCGGGATGACCTGACTTCTGTTATTCCTAGCTTTATTACCCTAGCAGAAGCAAAGTTTAATCGTAAGTTACGTGTAAGACAGATGGTTAAACGTGCTAACGCTACTTTAGATACTCAATACTTTGCATTCCCTGCTGACTTTTTACAAGCAAAAGAGTTTCAACTAAACACCAATCCGATTACATATTTGCAGTATGTTACCCAAAATCAAGGTGACTATGGAACTGCAAACCAGTATATTTCAATTGGTAAACCACTATATTACACAATCATTGGCACTCAGATCCAAGTGATCCCAACTCCTGATACTGGTTATACAGGTGAATTAACTTACTATGGTAAGATTACTGCATTAAGTGATTCAAACACAAGCAACTGGCTTTTGTCTTATGCCCCAGACTTGTACTTGTACGGAGCTTTGCTAGAAGCAAGTCCATACTTGAAGGACGATGAACGTCTTGCCACATGGGGTCAGTTATATACTAACTCTTTGGGCGACATTGAGGTTGCAGATCAAAGGGCATCTGTTTCTTCAACTCCTATTGTTCGTGCCCGATCTTTGGGGTAATAAATGTCATCTTTTACAGACTACACAGAAAATCTTGCACTAACGTATTTGTTTACGACAGGTGCTGTAACACGCCCTACTGCTTGGTATGTGGGATTGTTTACTGCCGCACCTAGTGATACTGGTGGTGGCACAGAGGTATCTGGTAGTGCTTATGCCCGTGTAGTTACAGGAACTATCTCTGGTAGTGGCACTGCAACAACATTTACCAATGCAGCAGCTATTGAGTTTGCTGCCGCCTCTGGTGGTAATTGGGGAACAATTGGTTGGGCTGGTATTTTTGATGCTTCAACTGGTGGAACTTTGCTTGCTTGGGCGCCATTGACTACTTCTAAAGCAATTAATGACGGAGACATCTTCCGAATTCCTGCTTCTAGTCTGTCTATAACATTGGCATAAGATGGCTGCTTACGGGCGTGGCGACTATAGCGGAGGAAGGTACTCCTATGGAGCTTACCTAGGTTCGCTTGCAATAGTTGATGCGTCTACTGTAGCAGTTACTGGTCAGAAGATTAAAAATGCTCAGTTTGAGATATTCTCAACTAGCACAGTATCTGTTAGCGCAAAGAAAGTAGCTACTACTACTATAGATATAGCAAGTAGCTCAGTATTGACAGTAGCAGGTGGTATATCTGCCGTTGGTAATGTTGTTATTGTTGGAACAAGTCTTTTAGACATTCAATACAATCGTAAACAGCCTGGTCAAGTAATAATTATTGGATCTTCTAGCCTTGTAATAAATGCTAGAAAGAAATGGGAAACAGAAACAGATGTGTCAGAAACATGGACTGTTATTGAAGATACATCTGAAACTTGGACTAATGTCTCTTAGGGGTAAATAATGGCAGATACAACAACCACAAACCTAGCTTTAACAAAGCCAGAAGTTGGAGCTTCAACTGACACATGGGGTACAAAGATCAATACTGATCTAGATACAATTGATGCGTTGTTTGATGCTGGTCCATTACTCAAAGTCACAAAGGGCGGTACTGGTGTAGGTACTAGCACTGGATCTGGAAATAATGTGTTGTCAACTTCGCCAACACTTGTTACACCAATTCTTGGTACGCCTACAAGTGCTACTTTGACCAATGCTACAGGTCTTCCTCTGTCTACTGGTGTGACAGGTACTTTACCTATTGCAAATGGCGGTACTGGGTCAACCTCAACAACCTTTGTTAACGCTGCAACCAATGTAACTGGTACGCTTCCAGTAGCTAATGGTGGTACTGGTATAACTTCTTTGGGAACTGGTGTAGCTACTTTCTTAGGAACGCCAACCAGTGCAAATTTAATTTCTGTTGTAACAGATGAAACGGGTTCTGGCTCTTTAGTATTTGGAACTACTCCAACAATCACCACTGCTGCCCTTACAAATCCAACTGTTACTAATTACGTTGAAACTCCGTATACCGCTAACTCAAGCACAGCCATTACGCTTGCTTTAACAAACGGAACAGTACAAATTATTACGCTGACAGGCAATGCAACTATTACCATGCCAACGGCAACATCGGGTAAATCGTTTATTTTGTTGTTGAAGCAAGATGGTACGGGTTCACGCACAGTTACTTGGTCAACAGTAAAGTGGCCTGCGGGTACTGCACCAACCATTACCAGCACCGCATCTAAGCAAGATATTTTTAGTTTCTTTGCTGATGGCACAAACTGGTATGGCGTGACTGTATCTCAGAACTACACACCATAAGGACTGACAATGTTTGCAGCAAGTAAATCAGCGGGTGTTAGTGGTAGTGTTAACTACATTGAAGATGTGTTTTCAACGTGGCTTTACAACGGTGGCACTACAACTCAAACTATTACCAATGGCATTGATTTATCTACCAAAGGTGGGATGGTTTGGATAAAAAGTAGGGGAGGCACATATAACCATTCAATTTGGGATTCTGCACGATCAAACAATTATTTAGTAACAAATGATACAGGCGCACAAACTAATGCGTCTTATGTGAACTTTCTTTCTAGCGGATTTACTGTTACTGCAAACGATGGTTTTGGTTATCAAAGTCCTTATGGTGGCCCTTACGCATCATGGACATTCCGCAAGCAACCAAAGTTTTTTGATATTGTGACTTTTACAGGAGATGGAACTGATGGTCGTGCCATTTCGCATAGCCTAGGGTCAGTGCCGGGCTGCATAATTATGAGAAAAGCAAGTGCGATTGATGACTGGTACGTCTACCATCGTAGTGGTAATAACGGAACAAACACAGGTCTTGGAGTATTGAACTCAACTGCGGCTTTTGATTTAACTTCAAACACTTTTGGTGGCCCCACTAATGTGCCTGTTTTCCCAACATCAACTACATTTACAATTAGAAACTCTATTAACGCATCTGGTGCAACATATATTGCATATATATTTGCCCACAACGCAGGAGGCTTTGGTCTGACTGGTACAGACAATGTGATTTCGTGTGGATCGTTTACGACTGATGGAAGTGGTTATGCAGATGTAAATTTAGGATACGAGCCTCAATGGATATTGATAAAGGCAAGTTCTGCGGCAGGTGCAGGAGAAAACTGGATTACTGTTGACAATATGCGTGGAGTATTAGGAACGGGAACAGACTATAACGCTGCCCGTTTAAATCCCAATAATACTAATGCTGAAGGTACATATAACACGTTACAAATTAGTTCAACGGGGTTTAAGGCTTGGATGTCTCCGAGTGTTACCTACATCTACATCGCCATTCGTAGAGGCCCAATGAAAGTGCCTACGAGTGGGACGAGTGTGTTTCAACCAGTCGCTTACACAGGTACGAACGTAGATAACAGATTGGTGGACACTAGCATTGTTACAGACATGACAATGGCTCGTATTCGGACTGCAACGTCAACGGGGGGCTTTTATACAGCAGACAGATTGCGTGGTAACTCCAGTTTGGGTACTGCAATTACAGACGCAGAGAATGCTGACGCTGATTCTTTTATGACACCAACTGTCGGCTACGGCAATTCGTTTTCTGCAATGAACGGTTTTGGTGTTGGCAATGATGTAACACGCCAATTGAATCAATCAAGCACGACACAACTTGCTTACGCCTTTAAACGTGCGCCATCTTTTATGGATGTTGTTTGTTATACAGGGACGGGTTCTGCAAGGACTGTGACGCATAACTTAGGTGTTGCGCCTGAGTTGATGATTGTAAAATCTCGAAATGGGGCGGCTGAAGATTGGCGAGTTTATTATGGTGTAAATCAAGCGATGGCCTTGAATACAACAGGTGCAGGAGGAACGGCATCACCTGTTCTTTGGAATGACACAGCACCTACATCATCAGTTTTCAGTGTAGGAACTAGCACCAATACAAATGGCTCTGGATATACTTATGTAGCCTACCTATTTGCAACTCTTTCAGGTGTTTCCAAAGTTGGAAGTTACACAGGTAATGGAAGCACTCAAACTATTGACTGTGGATTAACAGCAGGAGCTAGGTTTGTACTTTTGAAACGTACAGATGCAGCGGGTGATTGGTATGTCTATGATACTGCCCGTGGCATGACTACATTGACAGACCCATATTGGCTTACAAACACCACAGCGGCTGAAGTAACAACGCTTGGTTCTGTCACAACAGTAGCAACAGGCTTTGCATTGAACTCAACAATTTTGGCAGCTATTAATGTAAACGCTGCAACATATATCTTCTTGGCTATCGCATAAGGAACATCATGCAAGTACGAATCAAATCAACAGGACAAGTTATGTATGAAGCAGAGTTTCGTGCATTACATCAAAACACATCTATGCCACAACAATTAAGCGAAGAATTGCTTAACGACTTTGGTGCTGATGTAGTTTTGGAAGGCCCACAAGCAACTGGTGGTACTGTTTACCAACAATCTCAAGCCTCTGGTGTTGAGCAATTAGATGGTAAATGGTACACAAAGTATGTGCTTGGCCCTATCTTTACCAATGGAGAAACCACAGCGGCAGAACAAGAGACTGTTTACAAGGCTGCTAAAGATGCCGAACAAGCTAAAAGTATTCGTGCAATCCGTAGTCAAAAACTGGCAGACTCTGATTGGACACAAGTAGCTGATGCACCTGTGGACAAAGCAGTATGGGCTACATATCGTCAAGCATTGCGTGATGTAACTGCTCAGTCAGGATTTCCTTGGACTATTACTTGGCCTGATGCACCATGAGCGAAGTAAGCCATGAGCAAATCTACGAAAGACTGCTTGCAGTAGAAGCTAAGGTAGATAGCATAGACAAGAACACAAGTGGTCTTGTAGAGGCTATAAAGGCTCTTGATGGTGCTTTCAAAGTCTTGGGATGGGTTGCTTCTGCTGCCAAGCCTATTCTATGGGTTGGTGCGCTGATTATGGCGGCTGGTGCAGTTTGGCAGACATGGCTTAAAAAGTAATGGCTAATGTAAAACAACAGTTAGATATTCCTGCTATACCTAGTTTGGGTACATCAGGAGTTGTCTATTCTCAAAGTGTCCAGAATCAAAACAATGGCATCTTGAGGTTGTTTTTTACCAAGTTAGTTAACTCAATACAGTCTGTTTTTGGACCAAGAGGTGGCAAGTATTTGAATAACCCTTATGGGGCATTTCAAAGTACAGTAGATCAGACTGCGGCAGCGGCTAATACAGCTTATGCCATGACATTAAATACTACAGATTATGCCAATGGTGTAAGTGTAGCAAGCAGTTCAAGAATTACAGTTACTGACGCTGGCATATGGAATTTGCAATGGTCTGGTCAGTTTGAAAACCCTGATTCACAAGACCATGATGCTAGAGTATGGCTAAAGATCAATGGTACTGTAGTTATTGGTTCAACTGGATTTTTTGCAGTTCCAAATAAACACGGGGCTACTAATGGTCATGCTTTGGTTGGATGGAATTACTTTTTAAGTTTGAATGCAAACGATTATGTTGAGTTATGGTGGGAAACTGATAGTACACAAGTCAGTATCCAAACATATGCAGCAGCAGGAAGTTATCCCTCAACTGCATCACTAATTGCTACAATGAGCTTTGTGTCTAACCTTCCAAACCTATAGACTACGAACATGGCTTACATTCCTCTTCAAATTCCACCAGGCGTATACAAGAATGGTACAGAGTATCAGTCTAAAGGCCGTTGGAACGGATCAAATTTGGTACGTTGGTACGAAGGCACTATCCGTCCAGTTGGTGGATGGAGGAAACGTGCTACTTCTCAACTAACGGGTATGGCTCGTGGTCTGATTAACTGGCGAGATAACTCCAATAACAGACGTATCGGAATTGGTACACATTCCAAGCTTTATTCAATGAATGAAGGGGGTACTCTGACAGACATTACACCAGCAACATTTACTGTTGGTGATCCAGATGCCGTATTAAAGATTGGTTATGGTTATGGTACTTATGGTAATGCTGCCTATGGTGTTGCTAGACCAGATTTGGGGTCATATACTCCTGCGACTACTTGGAGCCTAGATACTTGGGGCGAGTATTTAGTTGCTTGCTCATCAAAAGATGGTCAATTGCTTGAATGGCAGTTAAATCTTGCTAATGATGCTGTTGCCATTACTAACGCACCAACTGGTTGTACTGGTTTAATTACTACTCAAGAACGATTCTTATTCGCATTGGGTGCAGGTGGTAATCCTCGTAAAGTCCAATGGTGTGACCAAGAAAACAATACTGTTTGGACTCCTGCTGCAACTAACCAAGCTGGTGACTTTGAGTTAACAACAATTGGCTCTTTGCAGTGCGCTAAACGCATCCGTGGCGCTACTATTCTGTTTACTGATGTGGACGTACATACTGCCACTTACATTGGTCCTCCATTCATTTATGGATTTGAGCGTGTTGGTAGTGGATGTGGTGTTATTTCTAAACAGGCTGTAGCCGCTACTGACAATGCTTGTATTTGGATGTCTGGTGCAGGGTTTTGGACATACGATGGCTTTGTCAAACCATTAAATTCAGATGTTGCTGACTATGTTTTTAGTAACTTAAATGTTACTCAGTCATCCAAGGTTTATTGCGTACACAACTCAGCATTTGGTGAAGTTTGGTGGTTCTACCCAAGTTCTGCATCTAACGAAGTAGATTCTTACGTTTCTTACAACTATCGTGAGAATCATTGGGCTATTGGTACTTTAGCCCGTACTTGCGGTACAGATCGTGGAATCTTTTCAAACCCAATTATGGTTTCTACAGACGGATACGTCTATGAGCATGAAGTTGGCTTTAACTATGATTCTCAGACATTGTTTGCTGAATCAGGACCAATAGAGCTAGGGGTTGGCGACAGGACTATGAGTCTTACGGGATTAGTTCCTGATGAGAATACAGCTGGTGACGTACAGGTACGTTTTAGCACTAAGTTCTACCCAAATGCCACTGAATACAATCATGGCCCATATTCAATGACAAGCCCTACTTCTATACGAATAAGTGGCAGACAAGTAGCCGCAAAGATTGAAGGCGTGAGATTAACTGATTGGCGAGTTGGTGTTATTAGATTTGATGGGAAACCTGGCAGTTTAAGATGATTGACTATGAAAAGTACAAGATTAATGGTGAACTACCATTATGGGCTGTATCTTTCCAAAAAGTAGAGAAAATTCTTGAACCTGCTTTAGAATACGATAACACGCATAATATGCAGGACGTAGCCGACTGTATTAACAGTTGTACGATGCAATTATGGCCTGGAGTTAATAGTGCGGTAATAACTCAGGTTCAAAACTTTCCAAGAATGAAGGTTTTGCACATATTTTTGGCATCTGGTGATCTAGAAGAACTAGAGACTTTCACCCCCCATATTCAGAAGTTCGCTGAAGACATGGAATGCCGCAAGATCACCTTAACAGGACGTAGAGGCTGGTCAAGAACTTTTGTATCCAAATTTAACATGAAGCCAACACATTATTGGCTATCTACGGAGGTGTAATTATGTCTGGTGGTTCAAGTCAACAAACAGCGCAGCTTGATCCTGCCTTGCGTGATGCGTATTTGCAGAATGTTTCTAGCGCACAAGGTGTTGCTGCTAATTTAGCTCCTAGACAGTTTGCTGGTTACAACCCAGATCAACAAGCTGCTCAACAACTATATCAACAATTTGCAGACCCCAATAGTGAAGTATTCCGTGGGATGCGTGATGCTTATGGTGTTGCTAATCAAGCCGCTAATTACAATCCTCAAAATGTCCGTGCAGGATACTATGGTGGTGCTAATGTAGACCAAGCTGCCATAGCTGCTCAAACAGGCTATGGCGCTACTACTGGTCAATATACAGGCGCTGGTCCTGCTTCACTTGCTGGCGCTCAAGGATATGGCGCTGTTGCAGGTACTGGTACATCTGCGGGTGCTTCTCAAGATGCGGCTGCACTTGGATATACAGCCAATCAATTTGGTGGGGCACAAACAGGAGCAACAAATTTAGCCGCTGGTACTGGTTACACGGCTAATCAATTTGGTGGCGCTCAAGCAGGTCCTGCTTCTTTATCTAAAGCATTGGGGTATGACGCTACTACTTTTGGTGGAGCGCAAGCAGATGCCGCTAGATTGGCTCAAGCTACTGGTTATACGGCAGCAGGATATGGCGGTCAGACTGCTGGTCCTGTTGAGCGTTTTTCTGGTGCTACTACAAGTCCTGCCGCTAATGTAACTGGTCAGGGATATACGGCAGATCGCTTTGCTGGTGCTACATCTGACCCTGCGGCTCTTGCTGCCGCACAAGGTTATACCTCTCAAGGATTTGGTGGCATAACTGGAGGTCCTGCTGCAACAGCCGCAGGTCAAGGATATACCGCCTCACAATTTGGTGGCGTTTCCGCTGGTGATGCAGAAAGAGCGCAAGCCGCTGCTTTAGGCCGTGGTGATATTCGTGACGTATCTGCTCAACAAATTGCTGCACAACAAGTTGCCGCTGAACGTGTTGCCGCCCAACAAGTCGCTGCCGCACAAGCCGCCCGTAGTGGTGCGAGGGATGTATCTGCTACTGGTGTAACAGGCGCTCAAGTCGCTTCTGAAGCTTTAGGGCAGATCGCTCCACAAGCCCGTAGTAATGTGCGTGATGTTCAAGCTGCATCATTCTTGAATCAGAATATTCAGCAGTATATGAATCCATATACACAAGCTGTTACTGAGCAAAGCTTGAAGGATTTAGAGCGTTCACGACAACTTCAACAACAACAAACTGCCGCATCTGCTACTGCTGCAAAAGCATTTGGTGGTTCTCGTCAGGGTGTTGCAGAAGCTGAGACTAATCGTGCATTTGGAGAGAATGCGGCTCGATTAGTTGCCCAACAGAATGCCGCTGCTTACCAAGCTGCACAACAAGCTTCTGAGGCCGACATTGCCCGTACTATGCAAGCTCAACAGCTTAACCAAGCTCAAGATGCTGCAACTACTCAACAATCTTTACAGTTGGCAGGTCAGTTTGGTCTTGCTAACCAAGATGCAAACTTACGTGCGGCTTTGGCTAACCAAGGTGTTGACACTCAATATGGCTTGTCAAATGCTCAGTTGCAACAACAAGCAACTCTCGCAAACCAAGATGCTGCTCTGAGAGCTTCTCTTGCCAACCAATCCACTGGATTACAAGCTCAACAACTGAATCAGTCTGCTTCACTGCAAGCCGCACAAGCAAATCAAGATGCGGCTTTACGTGCTTCTCTTGCAAATCAAGGTATTGACTTGAATGTTGGTCAGTTGAACACGCAAAATGCTCAACAGGCTAACCTTGCCAATCAAGCTGCTGCTAACCAAATGGCTCAGTACAATGCAGGTAACTTGCAACAGGCAGGTTTATCTACACAAGCAGCACAGAATGCTGCCGCCCAATTTGGCGCACAGGCTGGCAATCAAGCATCATTAGCAAATGCTGCGGCTCAAAACCAAATGAGTCAGTTTAATTTGGGAAATCAACAACAAGCAGGATTGTCTACTCAAGCTGCTGCCAACCAAGCTGCACAATTTGGTTCTGCCGCACAGAACGCTGCCGCACTTCAAAATGCCGCTGCTCAGAACCAGATGAGCCAGTTTAACGTGGGCAATCTGCAACAAGCTGGTTTGGCAGGATCTGCGGCTGCTAATGCGGCAGGACAATTTGGCGCTCAAGCAGGTAATCAGGCTCAATTGGCAAACCAAGCGGCTGCTAACCAGATGGCTCAGTTTAACGCTGCAAACCTTCAACAAGCGGGCATGGGTAATCAAGCAGCGGCTAATGCACTTGCACAATTTAATGCCCAACAAGCTCAACAAGCAGGTCTGTCTACACAAGCGGCTCAGAACCAAGCATTCCAGTTTGGTGCTAATGCTCAAAATACGATTGCTGCCCAGAATGCTGCCGCACAGAATGCTCTTGCTCAGTTCAACGCTGGCAACCTACAACAAGCAGGTTTAGCAGGTGCTGCCGCACAAACAGGTGCTTCTCAGTTTGGAGCCGCTGCTGCCAATCAAACTGCCGCACAGAATGCCGCTGCACAAAACGCTTTGGCTCAGTTTAATGCGGGTAATTTACAGCAAGCTGGTTTGACCAATGTGGCTGCTTTGAATGCTGCATCGCAATATGGTGCGGGTGCTACAAACGCTGCCGCACTTGCTAATCAAGCTGCATTGAATCAAGGCCAACAGTTTAATGCTGCAAACTTGCAACAAGCTGGACTTGCTAACGCAGGTGCTTTGAATCAAGCTGGTCAGTTTGGTGCTACTGCACAGAATACCGCTGCTTTGCAGAATGCTGCTGCCGCCAACCAGATGGCTCAATACAATGCTAGCAATACGCAAGCATTTAACTTAGCTAATCAGGCCGCCCAAAACCAAGCAGGTCAGTTTGGAGCTTCTGCTTTCAACCAAGCTAATTTGACTAACGCTGCGGCTCAGAACCAGATGGGTCAGTTCAATGCGGCTAATCAACAAGCAATGACATTGGCTAACATGGGTGTGTTAAACCAAGCAAATCAGTTTGGTGCTTCAGCATTTAATCAAGCAGGTTTATCCAACCAAGCGGCTATTAATGCCCGTGCTGCCCAACAAGCTGGATTGACTCAACAAGCAGGATTGACCAATGTTCAGAACTTCTTGCAAGCTAATTTAGCTAATCAGCAAGCAGGATTGACTGCTAACCAACAGCGTTTAGGTGCGGCTGGTCAGATGGCGGGTATTGCTAATACTGGTCAACAGATGGGCTTTACTGGCGCTCAGAATTTGGCAAACATTGGTACTGTTCAACAACAGTTCTCACAACAACAGTTGGATGCCATCCGCAATCTGCCATTGGAGCAACAACAGATCATCAACCAAGCATTGGGACTCAATGTTGGCGGTGGTTCTGGTATGCAAACATCATCTACTTCCAAGCAAGGTTTGCTTGGTTTGCTCGGTCTGTAAGGAGTCTATATGCCTTTTAATCTTGGTTTGCTGTCTGATGCAGCACTTACTGGTCTTAGTGACGAAGAAAAGAGTAGTTTACAAAAGCAAGCTACTCAACAATTCTTGCTTGGCTCTTTGTTAAGCAATGATCCATCTATGGGATTGAAGTCTGCTTATTCTGTACCAGAGCAGTATTTGAGTGGTCAGAAGGCTATTGCTGATATGCAAGAGAAAAAGCGTCAGCGTGGTGAAGTTACTGGATTTTTAGAAGAGTTTTCACCAACTCACCAACAAGCTCAAAGTCAAGCACTTAATGCAAACCTTGGAAGACCAAGAATGGCATCTAGTCCATATGCTTTAGGAACTGCTTTGGGTTTGCCACAAGACAGGGTTGAGCCTCAAGCACTTAATCAGCCAATAGATTACCAAAAAGCATTGGCTGCCTCATTGCGTATGTCTGGAAATCCTGCACAACCTCAAATTCGAGAGACTTTGGCGGCTATGCAACCAAAACTTCAAGATGGATTTATTGTTGAGCCAGGTGGGAAGATTTCTGGCTTTGCTCCAAAGATTGATACAAAAGCTGGAACAGTTACAACTGGAACTATGCTTGATGGCCAGCCATCTTTTCAGACAAGTGTGTTGCCAGGTGCTGCTAAAGCTGCCGCACTCAATACATTGCCTGAGTTGCAAAAAGGTGAGCAATATGCTTTCGACAACAATCAAAATGTAATTGGTATTGTTAATGCTAATGGCACTTTACAAGCTTTGTCACAACGTACTGCAGCAGAAACTGCTGCTCGTGAAGCCAATATTCCTCGCCCAAGCTTTACATCAACTGGTGCGCCAACATTTACTTATGCAAATCCCCCAGGTCTTGCAGGAGGAGCTACACAACCAGCAGTAGCAAACCAACCAATAGGTGTTGTTCAGCCAAATACAGGACAACCAGTAACTGGTCCTAGTACAGCTCAAACAATCTTAAATGAAGCATATAAGCCAATTCTTGCTGATGCCTACAAAGGTTATCAAACTGCTAAAAAGACTGCACCAGTAATTGACCAATTACAAAATGCTTTTAATGATCCAAATTTTGATACTGGATCATTTACTGACATTAGACTGAAATTGGGTAACATATTTAATAGTTTTGGTGTATCTGGCGATAGAACTAAACAATTCTTAACAAGCGGTATTTCTGCTCGTCAAGGTGTTAATGCTTTAACTGGAGAAAGTTTGACTGAAGCAGTTGGAGCTATTTCTAATTTTGAGATTGGCTATTATGGTCAACGTAATGCTCAAATTACAGATCCAAAAGAATCAACCAACTTTAACTTAGCTGTTTTGCGTGAGGCTAATAAACGCAAACAGGATTACTATAACTTTGTATCTGATCCTAAAAACGCTGGTCCTGATGTTCTTGCTAAATGGGAATCATCGTCACAAGGTCAAAAGCAAATGTTTGAAGCACCAGGTTTACGTAAATATTTGCCTCAGTTTCAAGTTACTGCTGGCCCAGATAAGGGTAAAACTGCTTACCAATTGCCTAGTGGCGTATATCGGGTTTATGACTAATGGCTACCAGAGATCAAGTATACGAATTTGCTAGGCAAGAAGCCCAAAGGCAAGGCGTTCCTTTTTCTTTAGTGCAGAAGATCGTTGAAACAGAGTCTGGTGGTGCTTTTAATGCAATAGGTCCTAAGACTAGAACTGGTGATCGTGCTTATGGACCTATGCAGTTAATGAGTGCTACTGCTAAAGATCTTGGTGTAAATCGTATGGATTGGAAAGATAACATCCGTGGTGGTGTTAAATATCTAGGACAGTTAACAGAGCGTTTTCAAGATCCAACATTAGTAGCGGCTGCTTATAACGCAGGGCCAGGCAATGTTGAAAAGTATGGTGGCGTTCCACCATTTAAAGAAACACAAAATTACGTTCAGAAAGTTGTGGGTACAAACATGGCTACATTTAGAGATATTGATCCTTCATTGCTTGGTCAAGTACCACAACAAGTACCAAAAATTGATTTAAGGGGCATGGCTAATTCAGATCAGAATGCTGGTTTTCGTGAAGTTGATCCATCAATGATTGGGAAACCAGTTGTTCAACAAGCTCCTGCACCGCAAAGTAGTTTTTTTAACAGACTAGGTAATCAAGCGGTTAATGAAGTTGGTCGCACAATTAGGTATGGATTGGAAGGTGCGGGAGGAGTTGCTGACATTGTTGGCTCACCACTTAATATGTTGATTAACAGGGCTACTGGTAGTCAACTTCAAAACCCTAGCCAAGCAATGTCAAACTTTGCAAATATGCTTGGTTTGCCACAACCAGAAAATGAGTTCCAAAAAGGCATTGCCAATGTTACTCGTGCAGTAGCTGGAATACCAGTTATGGGCGGTGCTGGTGGTTTAC